TTTGGCTCCTATGTTGTGGGCTTACCAGCCCGTTGATGCGCCGCCAGAATCAGCGGCGTATTTGTTACCGTCCATCTTCCCGAGGAAGACATCGGCGTTGAACCCAAGGTGAGACAGAGCTTTGGTCAGGCCATCTGTGACTGCCATCTTGGGCGCATCTTCTGCCATGCGGCCCTTGGCTGCGTCAAAGAACTTGCGGCAACCAGTGAAGGGGCCGAAGACATTCTCTGGCTTGCCATGCCACACGCTGACATGAGCCAGCACTGCACTGTCTCCGTTGCTGACATGCACAATCTCTGTTGTGTTGGTCCAGCCCCAGCCTTGGCCCACTGGACCGAAGGCTTCTGTTGCTGATCGGACCTGATACATCGGGTCGATTGCTGTGAATTTTCTTGAGCCGAAGTTGACTGGCTTGAGAAAGGCCGGGTCAGATACGCTGACCTTGTTCCATAATTCCATGTCATTTTGTTTCTCCTTACAAACGTACGTTAAAGCGTAGTGATCCGTTCTTGGCTCGCTTGATTGAGAGCAGGTTTGAGTAAACCTCACGCTCATTGGCGCCGACCATATCCTTCAGGGATTTCTTAGCAGCCTCAAATGTTTTGGCCGCTGGCTGGTTCTCGATGTAGTCATGGGCGAGACTGATGAACTCGTTGTCNTGGCTGGCGTCACGCTTGACCATCTCGTCCACCGCAATCTTGTCGATTGACAAGTTAGGTGTGTCGATACCAATCGGTTCTTCATCCCGTAGAACGTAGCCCCAGAAGTCCGACACCACTGCCCACATAGAATTGAAATACCCTTCGTCGTATGAGACATAAGCGCCTTCCCATTTGTTGTTGCCAAAGATAGCGGACAGGTAAGCGCCCTTGGCGTCAGCCATGTGGGCATACATCTGAATCTGTGGCATGTAGAACTCGATCACTGAGTCCATGTTGTTGTATGAATTGGTGTGCTTGGCCTCGACGATTGCATCGTTCCACTTGGCGTCGATGGTTCCCTTGGCTGGCACGTTGCCAATCATCTCTTCATACTCTGACTGGTGGTGAGACAGCACGCAGTTGTATTGCTTCTCGAACCAGCCAAGGTTGAAGTCCTCGGTGTGAATGCCAAGCTGCACTGCGATGTTGTCACTGAGATCGTCGCTCTCTACTCGACCAGTCTTGATCTGCCAGAGCTTGAGCCACTCACCTTGCATAATCTTGACGCAATCTGAGCCGCCGATAAATCCTTTACGTTCCATTCTTCTTCTCCTTGGTTTGTAATTACTGCTTATGTGCAGTGTTATGCAGTGTTTTTAAATAAGGTTCAAGTTCTAAATCTGTAATNCCCTCCATCTTTTGAAGTTTTTTTCGTGACGGTCCCTTNAGATAGGTGTCTGAAACGGGAGCGCCTGAGCGTATGCGTTGTGCCGCGAGGGCATATGGGTCCAGAGAGGTGCGAGTTGGCTCTGTATGAGGCTCTACGCCGCTCTTAGCTGCCTTCTTGGCGGCGTCGAGAAAGTCTTTGACTGTCGGGAGCGTCCGAGAGCGAGCTGATTGAGCCACCTCCTTCGCTATGGAGGCGGAGAGGTGACTCATCAGCTCGTGGTTAATGTTGTTCGGGATGTTGCGATTGATTGCTTCGATCAAATCCATGGCCACTACCTTGGGGTCGAGGTCTTTGGGCATGTTGAAGCGGGTAAGTATGTCAGTCTTGAACCAGTCCTTGAGGAACGCAATGCGTTGATCATAGTTCATCGAGGAACCCTCCCATCTTTTTCTTTGGCATCTCTGTCTCGAGCTCATCTTCCCAGCGCTCTTGATTGAGCCACGTTGAAGCATGAGGAATGAATTGCATTTCAGTGCCACTGTTCTCGCAGTAAGCAGCGTAATCCATAGCGCCTTGGATAATCACGTTGGCATCTTCGTACTTGCAGGCTTTGGCAAACGCTGTGCGTGCTGCACCCTTGCCGATGCGACGAGGATAGGCAGACCAGAACGATTGGAATGCAGGTGTATCTAGGGGGTGTGCCAATTTGGCACGGGAAGAAGTATTACTTATAATATCTAGCCTAGTAATATTACTATCTACTTCGTGTGCCAATTTGGCACGGGTATCATTAGCCATTTCGTCCTCCATGCAGGTGATAATGTAGAAGTTAGACATACCATGACGGGGTATGATTCGTATGTGTCCTTCGTCAGCAAGCCATTGAAGAGTGCGAGCCACTGTTCTCAATGGTATCTGACTGCCACTGGACAGCGTGTCTCTTGAAGGGAAAGCATTCGCCACTGCCATTGGAATACTTGGCAAGCTCAATGAGAAGAACCTTTGCAAAAGGTTTCTCTATTGACGACAAAGCGATGTCAGTAATAAGATCATAGTGCATCAGTTCTCCCGATCTACGCTGGTGTTTCTTCCTCTCCATCGAACTTGCAGTGACTCATTGGTCTGGGTCACTGCATTTTTTTATTGANNAGGCATAGAAGATGAGCTCTCAAGATAGTANTCAGCAACATTAACTCCGTTGCTTAACTCTATGATTTGCTTGGCAATATTGTGTCCTTCATTGCGAAGGTCATAGACTCGAGCAGCCAGTCTGAAGCAGCCGAACAATTCGAGTGCATCCATTGGTGTGATGCGATGTCCACGCTTCAGGTAATTAAGAATCCGTTTGCTTTGACTTTCCATTTTCGCTCTCCATAAGCTTGGCGAATGTCTCGCCTTCGATGATCACTACTACTTGCGGCTTGCCTGTCCGTCTCTTGTAGAATGCTATGTCCCTGCCTTCCAAAACTTTGAAGGGGCTNGGGAAGTTTGATAGGTCACGGTACTTNACCTCNCCTACCAGTTCGTGTCCCATGAGTTCGANNTTGAGGTCGCCTCGATACTCTCCTCCCAATGCTCCTGAGAGGGGCTGGGCTTTGGCTTTGATGCCCATCTGCGTGAGCCACTTGATGAACCACCTTTCGTGGTAGCTTCCCTTCTGCTTATTCTTGTTTGCCATATCTCTGCCTCGTAGCAATCCAAGCATATATACCAATGCTTCTGTGTTGTTCGCTCGTGACCGTTCTTGAGAATGGCAACGAAATACTTGGCGTTAGTGGAGCAAGAGTCACACTTCGCCATCCCTTTTTTTAACTTCGATCTCGTACTCAAGAGCGTCCAGCCAACACATAAGCATGAACCCAGANGGTATTCGCTTGTGTGTNTCCCANTTGTGGATCAATGAAACTGTGCATCCGATGTCATGCGCCAGTTTTTCTTGGCTTAAATTCCGCTCTTGTCTTGCGGATGTCAACTCGCTTACCAGCAGATCGTAACTGCTTGGTATGATCACGGGCTGCTTCAAGTGCGTGAAGTTTTTCAATGGCCTTCATCACCTTTCTTGCTGTCTCAAACCTCAACTCTGTCTTACCGTGGATGGTGCGGTAATATGTTGACGTTGGAATGCCAGCAGATTTGAAAGCTTGCAGAGCGGCACGTTGTATGCCGCCACTGCTTCTTCGATGGTTTGCATGTATGATTTCATGCCGACCTTACTGCATCATTGCAGCAGCACTGTCAACCTATTCAGGATGCAAGGTGCTGCCGATCGCAGCGTAACCAGCAATGTCAACCAGTGTATCGTGCGTTGCCTTGTCCTGAATGCGCCCGACCTTGAGCAAGATCATCATCATCGCAACGTCATGTGGCGACACTCGATGCTCCAGATATGCCGACCAATAGTCAGCGATCTTGTCGAACGAATCCTCTGGTTTGCCATACTGATCCTGTCGAACGCCATTGATAATGTTGTCAGCGTCTTCAAGCACGCCGTTGAACGGGCGATTGTCTCTTGTCATTCCGATACTCCTTTGGAAACTCGGGGATAAAGTCATCAATTTCTGGGGGATTGTAATTATCTTCCCAATTCTTAACGGCTCGCGCAACAAACTTATCACGATCAAAGCGAGGGTTGGTTGCAGCCAGCTTATCAGCTAGCACTTCGATGTGCGTTGGCCAAGGTAATGTTGGTGCAACCTCATCAGCCAGCCATTCAAAGTGCTGTCGGGTCATTCTCATTGGTTCTTTCCTTTCTTGTCGGCATGATCACAACAAAGTTATTGTCGAGCCAGCGCTTGGCTGACTCAGTGTCAGGCAGTTGTTCCTTTGCTTTCTCACGGATAAGCTTCTCGAGTTCAGTCATT